TAAACTCGGAACAAAGAAATTTGTAAACGAAATCCTTAAGCGTAGCTACGACCATTACACATCCAACTGTACTCATCATTATACTAACGCCGACTATAAGTTTTGCGACAAAACAACTTGGGAAGCGTTGACTTATGAAGACGGAAACTTTGACCCCCGCAACAGAAATATTGTAGCGGCTGAGCCACAATTTGATATTGCTATAGAAGAAGACTGGGCCAAATATGAGTACGATATGCCAGATGGAACTACGGTTGAAGGGCGCCTTGCTATTAAAGGGACTATTGACCTAGTGACTGAAGTTGATGACGGAGTTATCGAAGTTATTGACTGGAAAACAGGACGCCGACTTAACTGGGCTACAGGAGAAGAGAAGACCTATGAGAAGCTATGCAAAGATCCACAATTAATGCTGTATCATTACGCAATCTCTAAACTTTTCCCTCAATATGAAGATGCGATTATGTCGATATACTTTATTAGAGATGGTGGCCCGTTTAGCATATGTTTTGAAGAGAGCGACAGACAAAAGTTTTTGGGTATGCTCAAAGATAGATTCGAGGAGATTAAAAAAACAACACGACCAAGAATGCTATCTAAAAATCAAGCCCATTGGAAATGTACTAAGTTATGTGATTTTTGTAAAAAAGACTGGCCCGGAACTGACGAAAGCATGTGCAGACATGTCAGCAATCATTTAGATCAGTTCGGGATGTTAGACACTATACAGAATTGCACTAGAGAAGGTTTTGATGTTGGATATTATGAGGCACCGGGATAATGATTGAAATAAAAATTACAGAAGAAATGAAGAAACGCGCTTGGGCTAAGTCTAGAGAGATGGGTGTAATACGTAACTCCATCATGAAGGGCGGCGGAAATATAGCAGGTTTTTTAGGAGAAGAGGTTGCAAACGTAGTTATTGATGGTACAATTAATAACACATACGATTACGACATAGTATCTAAGTCTGGCATTAAATATGATGTCAAAACCAAGAGATGTACCTCAGAACCTAAACCGTTCTATGAGTGTTCAGTTGCCAATTTTAACACAAAACAAAAGTGTGACAGATACGCATTTGTTAGAATTGAAAACAAGAACAAGCGATGGGGTAGAGCTTGGGTCTTAGGATGGCTAGAACACGATGAATATTTTGAAAAAGCAAAGAAGCTAACCAAAGGTCAGATAGATCCGTCTAATGGATTTATTGTTAGGGCTGACTGTTACAATGTTGCAATCTCAGATTTAAAAAAGTTTAGACAGAAAAAGACTAAATAGGATTACTTGAATGAGTTGGACTCCTTTAAATGTAAAAACTCACTTCAGTCTACAGCGAGGCTTTTCAAAGCCAGACAAGCTAGCCAAGAAGTGCAAAGAGTTTGGGTATAATGCGTGCGCAATCACTGATATCAACACCATCTCAGGTGCTGTTACATTCTATAAGGAATGTAAGAAAAATGATATCAAGCCTATCATGGGCTGCACTCTAGAGTTTGATAACGGCAAAAAGAAAACTGTTGTCGCCAAGAATAAAGCTGGTTGGTACGCTCTGATTGACCTTGTTTCTAAAAAGAACATGTACGAAGACGAAGTAGTGTACAAGCTAACAGAAGTTTCTCTTGATAAAAACCTTATCTGCATAGACGGACTTAAGCAGTATTCTGCATATTATGTAGAGGAGAACGAAGCAGAGGTTCATAGGATACTTCTGTGTTCAGGTATGAAAACTACAATGTCTAAGGTTAAAGGTAAGCTGGACTCTTTCAAGCACTTGAAGCCCTTCTTCTCGTCAGACAAGTTCTACTTGCCAACAATAGAAGAGGTCACGTCTAAGTACACTGATGAACAGATCGCCATGAGCAACGAAATCGCAGATCAATGTGAGGAGTATGATATCTTAGGTCAACCTATGCTACCTGAGTTTGATTGTCCAGAAGGTTATACTGAGGACGAGTACCTTAAACAGCTATGTAGAGATGGCTGGCGTACGCTACTGGCTGAAGCTGGAAAGGTTGATGATGAGAATACAAAACAAGAGTATCTCGATAGAATCAAGAACGAAATGGATGTTATTTTTGAAGCTAAACTATCTGGATACTTCCTGATTGTTCAAGATATTGTTAATTTCGTTAGAGAGCAAGGGTGGTTGCCCGGTCCCGGAAGAGGTTCTGCGGCAGGCTGTTTGATCTCTTACTTAATTGGTATTACAGAAATTGATCCGATTGAGTACGATTTAATTTTTGAGAGATTCTACAATGCTGGTCGTAACACTGAAGACCATGTATCATTACCTGATATTGATTTGGATGTACCGGCAGAAAAACGTGATGAAGTTATTGGATACATCAAAACAAAATACGGCGAAGACAACGTATCGCAGATGATTACATTTAATAAACTACAAGGGCGCGCTGCCCTTAAAGAAGTAATGAGAATCAATAGCAACGTTTCTTTTTCTGAGATGAATGAGCTTACCAAGAACATTCCTAATGAAGCAGATGTCTCGGACCTTTTAGAGCAGAGCGGAGAGAAATCTTTAATTAAATGGACATTGTTGTATCAACCAGAGATTTTAGACAGGTGGTGTAAAGTCAATAGTGAAGATGACTTAATCGGACCGCTATCGTCTGTGTTTCAGCAGGCTATGGATATTGAGGGCACTATAAAATCTCAAGGCAAGCACGCCGCTGGAGTGATTATATCCTCCAACAAACTAAACGAGGTTTGCCCAATGGTACAGGATAGAAACAATAACCTTGTCGCCGGTTTTGAGATGGGAGATCTCGAAGAGCAGGGACATGTTAAATTCGATATATTAGGTATTGACCTATTAAGTAAAATAATGGAGATAAAAGAATGAATGTTGGAGTAGTTGGTTTAGGTTTCGTAGGTGGAGCCGTAAGCGGATATTTTGAATCATATGGTGACACTGTGTATGGCTACGACATCAAGTCTGGCCTAGCAATGAACAATGAATATACTAAGATAGTTGAGAATTGTGAAATAATCTTTGTATGCTTACCTACCCCTAGAGGTGATGATGGTAGTTGCGATACAAGCATTGTTCATGACGCTCTTTGCAGGCTAGATTATATTGCTGGAGAGCTAAAAAAGAGCCCTATGGTGCTAATAAAATCTACTTTAGTTCCCGGAACAATGAAGAAATTTGTGGAAGAATCGCACAGTATTCGAGTTATTTCAAATCCTGAGTTCTTGACAGAACGAAACGCCGTTCAGGATTATCGAGATTCAAAAACTGTCTTAATTGGAAACGACTACGGCGAAGCCGAAGATTTAGCATTGCGTCTTTTCTTCAGAGAGCGATGGCCAGCGGCACATATTTATGTTGTTAGCTCTATAGAAGCTGAGCTATCTAAGTACCTTACTAACTCTTACTTCTCAGTAAAAGTTTCCGTTGCCAATCATATTTATGCTTTGTGTGAAGAGCTAGGTGTTGACTATAACAAGTTCATTGAATCGGCAATAGGCGCTGACCCTAGAATTGAAAGAACACACTGGACAGTTCCGGGGCCAGATGGAAAGCTAGGCTTTGGTGGATCTTGTTTCCCTAAAGATCTTAGCGGAATGATTCACATTTTAGAAGAAAATAACTTACCTGCGGATGTTTTTAAAGCCGCTATGGAATATAATAAGAAAGTGAGAGACTAATGGATCATAAATCAGACTACAAATCAGTTCTTTTTTCTGGATGTGCAATCGAGTACAAGGATATCAGTCTGTGCAACTTGGGCAACTATGTGCCATCAAGAAACGGAATGTCTCGCACGTATCAAGTACATTCTAGAAAACTTAAGTTTAGTAAAATTTATAAGAACGTCGATGAAGCAGTTGGCATGTTCTTAGAACTAAAGAGGAAATCGTAATGAATTATAGAGATATTATTGTTTTTGACTTCGAGACAGGGTCTAGAAATCCACACAAGACACAACCCACACAGATTGCAGCGATAGCACTTCATGGTAGACGGCTAACGCTGCAGCCCGGCGGTGTATTCAATAGTGAGATCAGGCCCATTCTTGACGACAAGAAGGCAATTGAAATGGGATTCGATCCAATCGAAGAGGAAGCTCTTCAAATTACTGGAAAGAACCGTAAAGATTTAGCAAAAGCACCATCACCAAAAACTGTTTGGGAAAAGTTTGAGGACTTCTGTAGTAAGTTTAACTTTAGAGGAACGTCTTACACAGCTCCAATCGCGGCAGGCTATAACATTATTGGTTTTGACTTGCCAATCGTTCAAAGAATGTGTGATATGCATGGCACAACTGATTCTAGAGGAAGACAAAATATATTCAATCCAATCTTTAAGCTGGATCTAATGGATATGGTGTTTTCTTGGACGGAGAACAATAAAGACTTTAAAAGTCTTAGTATGGACTTCCTTAGAGAATACATGGGTTTTCCCGAAGAGAGCAAACAAAATGCTCACGACGCTCTACAGGATGTTAAAGACACAGCTAATATATTGATTAAGTTTTTGAAATTTCAACGAAACATTTCAGAAAAGACAAAGTTCGAGAAAGCATTTGCAAATGGCGATTTCTACGTTTAATATTGATAATTTTGATGACAGTAAGACTTGGGATTTAATCTGTGAAGGCTACACTAAAGGAGTCTTTCAGTTAGAGTCCCAGCTTGGCAGGTCTTGGGCTAAAAGGGTACGCCCAAGAAATATTGAAGAGCTAGCAGCTCTAATATCATTGATTCGTCCCGGCTGTCTTAAGGCTTTTACTGAAGGAAAGTCTATGACTCAACATTACGTTGACCGCAAGGCGGGCATTGATGAAGTCAAATACCTTCATGATAGCCTTGAGCCAATCCTGAAAGAAACATTTGGGGTTCTTGTTTATCAAGAGCAATCTATGAAAATAGCTCAGCAGCTTGCTGACTTTGACCTCAAAGAAGCGGACAGTCTACGAAAGGCTATTGGCAAGAAAAAAGCCGGTCTCATGGCTGAGATTAAAGGTTCTTTTGTACAGGGCGCGACTAACAAAGGTATTGACGAAGAGACATCAGAAGAAATATTTGGATGGATTGAAAAGTCAAATAGATATGCATTTAATAAATCGCATGCTGTTTCATATGCGGTTAACGCATATAGAAGCGCTTATTGTAAAGTGCATCGACGGGTTAGGTTCTTTGAATCTTATCTTAATCACGCACAGAGAAAGCCAGACCCACAACAAGAAATAAAAGAGCTGGTGTCTGACGCTAAATTGTACGATATAGAGGTACTACCTCCTAGACTTGGTCATTTCTACACAGATTTTACGGCTAATGGAGACAAAATATACTTTGGTATCACAAATGTAAAGGGTGTTGGTACTGCTGAGTCTAGAAAGATGCTTGATTTGATTCCTCAGCTAGAGAAGAAACTCGACAAAGACTTCTCAGACTTTACTTGGCTAGATACTCTATTGACATTAGGATTTAAAGTAAACAAGACATGTATGGAGTCTCTAATAAGTGTTGGCGCTTTTAACGGCAAAAAGAATCGCATGCATAGAAATGAAATGATGTATGAGTACAAAAGCTATAGAGGTCTTTCGCAAAGAGAGCGAGAATGGCTGAGCGAGAATTATAAGTCAAATGATACGTTAATCTACGCTATAGATAATATGATAAATAACCTTAAGATAAATTCCAATAGGTTGATTAAAGTATTTGACATCAGAAATATGATTGATTCTCCACCATTCGATCTCACAGATCACGAAGGTTGGATAGCTGACACAGAGAAGAAGTACATGGGCACCTCTCTTACATTCTCAAAGACCGATGGTATACAGAGCTCTCTAGTAAACTGCACCTGCAAAGAGATTATTAATGGTAGAACTGGGAAGGTCAATGTCGCCGTACATATCAACTCTTTACGTGAATACGTTACTAAAAACGGTAAAAATCCCGGTCAGACAATGGCCTTCTTGAGCGTAGAGGATTCCAGTGCTACTCTAGACTCAGCTGTAATGTTTCCTGATGCATACGAAGAGTTTAAAGGTGTCATGTATGAAGGCAACACAGTACTGCTGTTTGGGCAAGTTTCTAAGAAAAAAGATACGAGTTTAATAATTAACAAGGTGTCTGAAGTATAGTATAATGCTATAATCTCTTATAGTCTTAATTTGATAGGAGGTTTAATGAATAATTGTACTTTAATAGGAAGGCTCGTAGCTGATCCCACAATAAGGGACGTTGGCAAGACAAAGCTTGTTACTTTTTCTTTGGCTATCGAAGAGTACAGAAGAGACAAAGACGGCAATAAGAAGAAACGTGTTGACTTTTTTGATTTTGAAGCTTGGGATACTGGAGCAGAAACAATAAATGAGTTTTGTAACAAGGGAGATATTATAGCTGTTAACGCATCTGCCCGACAACAAAAATGGACTAACTCAAATGATGAACATAGACAAAAGGTAATTTTCCGTGTCCAAAACTTTAGAATATTCTCAGGTAGAGAAAATGGCTAGTGTAGAAGCTCAAGTTGACGAAAATTTAGATATTATCATATATCTTATAGCAGAGTTCAACAATACAACAGACACATATGATTTCGAGGATCTATTACAGGTAGGATTCTTGGGTATGCTTAAGGCTATAAATAATTTCGACGAGAATAAAGGTAATTTAAGAGATTACATTTTCTGCTCGGTTAGAAACTCTCTCATAAAGTTCCTAAAAAAAGAACTGCAGTGGAAAGAGAATGTAAAATTAGAGCCGAATATTTCTCCCGACTGGAACGATAACTATGATGTTATGGAGTTTGACAACATACTAAAGTCTTACGCTAATAAACTTATACCTCTTGAGAGAAAAATATTAGAGTTTAGATTCAAAGGCATGACGAGAAAACAAATATGTGAGGAGACCGCATTGACAAAGAGTGAATATTATAGTTTTCTGTACTCTGCAATAGGAAAGATTAAAAGGTATGAAGCGTAAAAAAATTCTTTTCTGTTCAGAAGGTCACCATTTACCTACGGGATATTCCGTATATACTAAAGAGGTGCTTTCTAGACTATGCACTGATCCAAGATTTGAAGTAGCTGAACTTGCGTGCTACACCGACGCAAAGACTGCGGCGAAACACCAGAAGGGATGGAAGATATTTCCCAATCAACCAGAGAAAGACAGCTC